CCGCTCTTCTTCGAGCTTGTCTCGTAGGCATTCTTAGCAGTAGATTGTTTCCTTGACTGATTGTTTACCTTACCAGAAGATTTCTTAGCAGCCTTCTTAGGTTGCTTGTATTCGCGGGACCGAACCTTCTGGGTCTTTTCTGTAACCTGTTTTGTCTCAGGTGAGGCTTGTTTAGCTTTACTGGGTTTAATACCCTTTCCCTGCACTACATCTCCGTTGATGATGCATGTTACTTCAGGGTCGTAGAATTCCGGAGTGAGATCGAGGCATTGAGGTGGTGTCATGGGGTTTCCATGCTTTAACCACTTCTCGAAGACGTCATGGTCGAAATCTGGCATCTGTTCGTAGATGACGTCGTCCATCCAGGCCCCATAGGTGTTAGGGAACTGTTCCTCACTGTCAGTGAACGTAGCCCAGTGGCTAAGCATTTTGACAGTTTGTTCGTTCTTCGACACTATCGCTTTCTTAACGCGAACAGTGCTCACTTTCTTTGCGAATGCTCCAAGAATTGGTGTATTCTTATCAGTCAGGAGTATCGCCACGGCCTTATCCCTGGCTTTCTGCTCAGGGGTCATTGAATCATCAATGTTTATGGTCGCGTGGAATTTTACAAGCTGACGCTTTACGTCGCTCATGCTGTCCATACCTCCGGACCATGCCTCTCCATAGAGACGTGCCAGGAATTGAACAGGTTCACCTCGCTTCTTGAAGTCAAGTTTAAGTTGTTGACCCCAAGATTCAGCGGCGTGCCTATAGCACCGTTCAGCTTGAGCTGCAGTGTATTGCGGTGGGATGGCGACTAGACCATCATCACCTCCATAGACACCCAATCCGGCCCATGCTTCGTCAGACGTTAATCCGAGTCCACACATGGCAGAGAATGAGATGAAAGCTGTGAGTATCGTGTTGAACAGTGACGTTTCAGGGCTTCCAGATGCACGGGCATATCCAGTTTCATACCTCTTTGCACCCAGTTGCCCAGGTTTGTTATACTGTTCTCTCATTAACTTGATCATGTATTCGTCTTCTCCGAACAGGCCAAGCATTATGGCCTCTTCAATGAGCGTTCGAACCTCTTCAGTCACATGTCCGTCCATGCGAGAGAAGTCTGTCTCAGCTACGAGTTCTTGTCCCACTACAATTTCAGCCACTCGTGTTGCGATTTCAATCGGCTTTCGGAAAGCATACCAGTTGAATTCTTTGATGTGTTTGCTCGCTGCGAGTGTGTATTGGGAATACTCAAGCTTGGTGAGGCCGGGTAGAGTTGAAATTACTCTCGGGGTCCCGACCTTAGCATAAGCTTCGCGCTTCATGAAAGATTTTATCGTATCATCGGTCACTTCCCCAGTGACGGATGCTTCTTCCAAGATGCTGCGTTGTGTCGTCCTAGTCTGGTTGTCCCAGACCACTTGAAATTCAACGGGGCACAATTTCCCGTTGTTGATGACGCGTTTTACAAAGTCTGTTGCTAACGCTCGTTGTTTGTCATTGATTTCCAAGCTCCGAACTTGAATTAGATTGGTCACTCTTGACTCGACTCCCCATGTTGTAGTCTTTTGGTCTTGTGCAGGGGCGAAACATCCTCCTCCAATGAGAGCAGGCATGAACGGGACGATCGTGTTCTTGTCGTTGTCGTCTCCAGTCAAGTCCGCACTGTATCCAATTACACCTGATGCAATGTTGGCGACGTACGGGGCTTTAATACCCTTGTTTGAGCGAATGTAATCAGCTATGATCACACCCACCGTACGGTCGGACTCGGCCCAGGAAGCGACTGAGCCAACATTAGCATTTTGTTTGGATAACCTGTCAGCAGCAAACATCCTTTCGAGAGTTGCCGCGGATACTGTCGCCTCACCGTAGGTATTCGCCCTTCCGAGAGAAACCATAAGTCCTTCAGGACTCTGTGAGTATAGTGTTGCCCACCCGTTAGAAACGGGCTTAAGGTGAGTGAGTTCACTCCCTTTTATCCACCATAGTGCGAGTAGACAAGATAGACCTGTCCAGGTTCCGACTGGCGTGAACATCACTAGCTTCTTTTCAGAAGATACATGACGTTGGTCCACCAGACAGTGCGTTACGCAGTAAGGGATTCCGAAGAACCTCTTGACAGCCATCAGCGAATCACGGTTGTAGTCCCACAGCATGTGTGAGTACTTAGCTCCACCCGATACGTGGGTAATGAGCTCGTTGTCATCGTTGAAGTAGTGAGCAGTATCACCTGTAGACACTGCCACCTTGGAAGGTTGTGTTGTGTAACACATAAGAGGTTCCGACCTTCCAGCCAGATACCTTCCCATGTCAACATAGTAATCCACATCCACCATATAAGTCAAACCCTGTTCAGGTGAGTTTGATGGTGAGACCGGGATGTCCTTCCCCCAACGCCAGTCCCTGTATCCAGACACCTTGTGGTACTGGTCAGAGGCTGACATTTGGTAGCTGTAAGCTGGCTTGTGCAGCTTCTTTGCGATTAGTGTGCAGAAAATCGCACCAACATTTCTGTCGTGTGCAGATTTTGCGTGTGAGTGACCATCCACCAAGTTGGCGGACGGCATTGCCTCCTTCTGGAATGAGGAACGTACTTTCCTGCTTTCGATGGCAGGTAGTTCTTGAAGACATTCCAGAAGTCGAGAGACCGCGTAAAACAATACGCGATCACGCTGACATACTCTTCTTACTACGAAGTAGAGTACCCCTCCTGTTAGCACCGAAGCCACAGGGAACACTATA